GATTTGGTTACCACCAACGCTGGTGGTTTGGCGATCCTCAACGACGACAATAAGCTCAAGCTTCAAATCAATGGTACCGATGTGGCCGATTTCAAATTCGCCAACCCCAACTTCATTTCGGTTCCCCTTTACTACCACACTTCCCACGCGAATGGTACCCCTTCTACCAAATTGTTCACGTACCCCTTCTGCCTTGAGACTGGTAAGCTCCAGCCCACTGGTACTCTCAACTTTTCCCGACTTGACTCGGCTCGTATCGTCAACGATACCCGTTCGGTCAACAAGGATATTTACGCCGTAAACTACAACATCCTCCGTATCGAAAATGGTATGGGCGGCCTATTATATTCTAACTAAATAGTAAATGTGGATTCTCATTTTCCTTCTCGCCATCGTTTTTGTATTGACGTACGATCCTAAATCCAGGACACTTGAAACCTTCATCGGTCATCCTTCACCATCGACGGATAAATCATGTGAAAATGCGCATTACGAAGCCGTCCAATTTGCCCAGACCCCGTATGAATGTCCTCCTGCAGGTAGAACATTAATGGGTACTATGATGTAGAAAGCTTAAAAAGAAAGTGATTAAATACATTAGATGATCCCCTTCAACCACGAAAATGTTATGATGATCGCGACTGCTATTTGTGTTATCGGTGTAATTTTCCTACTTCGTGAATTGAATAAGACTAAGGAGGAACTCTATGAACTTAAGGAATTCTCAGAAGATGTTATGGAAAAATTGAATGGAATCGATGGTGGTGATGACGACGATGATGAAAGTCTTTCTGAAATAACTCCAGAAGAGGGTAAAACTGTAGGAATAAACATGTCAATATAATATAACTTGCGAATGCGCAATGAAGAAGTACAAGGCAATTGCAATACCAGTCAGTTTCGCAGATGGAAAACCTAAATTTCTCACCGTTCGGGATTGGAGGTTTAAGGATTGGATTTTTGTTACAGGAGGGTGTAGACGAAGAGAAATCTACAATCCATTGCGATGTGCTCTTAGAGAACTAGAAGAGGAAACACGGGGTGTCGTATCCTTAAAAAATGGCCAATATACCGAATTTAAATTTATACATAAAGAAAGTCCAACTGTTGATTTAGAATATAACGTCTTTGTATTTTTTGTTAATTACAATAAATCACAGCAACAAGATCTTATTAAAAAATTTTATGATGAAAAACAGAAGACTTCAATAAAAAAAGCGCTCCACCAACCCTATAAAAAAACGTACGATGAAAATGATTATATGAGTTTTGATACACTTGAAGAGTTCAATGGGCGTAAGCGGTGGAAGCTCATCATAGACAATATCATAAAAAATCCAGAATTTTATTCGTGTATAAGTTCTTTGAATAGAAAAACATTTTCTATTAAATAATGAAGTCTAAGGCTTTCATTTTACAACAGATTACAGAATTACTTGATAAAAACCGTGGATTTTGTGAAGAGGAAATTGTGAAATGGAAAGATGAAAACGCTACTAAGACAGTTTATGAACTTCTTGTTATAAAAAAGGAACTTTCTGAAAAAATAGAATTCCAAGATGTTTCAATTATGAAGTGGTTTAGAGAAGAAAATGAATAAAAAGATATGTTCAAGAGTTGGTGTGCAACTCAAAAATTTAACAATGCAACCAATCTATCACATGTGCTCATGGACGGAGGAAAACTCTCTGTGCCATTTGATAGATTGAATGACTTTTATGACAAATATATAGAGGTTATCAAAAAGGGTGAAAAATTATTTGTAGTTGAACAGAAAACCCCAACATATAATTTTTTCATTGATATTGATTATAAGAATGAAGATTCTCTATCTATTGATGATATCAAATCTATTTGTAAAATAATTTGTGACAAGGTCAAACGTCATGGTGGTAAGAAATGTCTCATATCTATATCACCTCCAAAGAAATGTGGAACCCTTGTGAAGACTGGTGTACACTTAAATTGGCCGAATTTTGTCGTTGATCAGACGTCTGCGATCGCTCTTAGGGAACATGTACTCATTGCACTCTCTAAAGCTAAAAGTGGTACAGATTGGAACGAAATAATAGACTCTTCTGTATATGGCGATTTATATAGGAAAACCAAGGGAAGTGGATTTCGTATGCCATGGTCGTATAAAAAGGCTAAACATGAAGCATGTGATGGACGAGGATGTTCTGGGTGTGAAAATGGGAAGGTAAATCAATTATCATATCTACCAGTTTTCATGTACACACCGGAACCATTGAGTACAATTATTCGTGTTGAACAGGCACCAGATGTTGAATTCCTAAAGATGTCCGCTGTTCGAACGGACTTACCCCAAAATGTATTTATTCAACCACCATCGGCACCTATACGAGAGGGTGCATTTACAGATGAAGAGACTAAAGATGAAGTTCAGGATGAAGAAGTTAAATCACTTGTAGAAACATTTGTCAGAAAACACATGGAAGGTCAATCTAGTGCATTTATCACTAAAATATTTAAACATAAAACAATGTTTCTTGTAGCAACTACATCAAACTATTGTGAAAATTTGAAAAGGGATCATAATTCAAATCATATTTGGTTTATCATCAGTGGGAAGTTAATTATACAGAAATGTTTTTGTAGATGTGAAACATTACGCGGGCGAAGAGATGGATTTTGTAAAGATTTTTGTGGACGTAGACACGAACTTCCATCTCCTATCATCGACCGACTGTATCCCAAGAGAGAAGAACTTCAAAAGTGTCCCGAAATTAAAAAAAATGTAGAAAAAAGTAAATTTAACCAAAAGGAGACTAAACCCTTAGTTGAAAAGTTTATCCGTAACTTCATACCCGGACAATCTGATACATCCATTGTGAGTATCAGGCGAACTAATAAAAGTTATACTGCACTCACTACGTCATCTTATTGTGAATCTATACAGGGTGAACATACAGAACATGTTATGTCCTATGTCATCAATGGAAATAAAGTCACACAGCAATGTCCATTATGTAAGGGAAAGAAAAACAAGGCAAGAACATATGTATTAACGGACAATAATCTTATAAAACTACTTAAACAATAATAGTTATTACTAGTTAAATGGTTATAGTAGCCCGTACTCGCTCAGGAAGACATATAAAGAAACCTGTATTGTTTCAACCCACTGAACATGTATTAGAGGATGACTATGCCACAGACGAACACGATACAGATTTAGATTCTGAGATTGACACAGACGATGAAGTTTATGATGAAGATGATTCAGAAGAAGATGACGATGCTGATGAAAATGGTAATCTTAAAGATTTTGTGGTAGAAGACGAAAGTGAAAGTGAGGAAGAAGACGCTTAAAAAAAACCCACGTTATTTCAGAAATGGAAACCGACATTGGTAACCCTATCGAATATAATCCTATACTCGGAGATGTCCCAGAAGAGAAAGATGAAAGTAATGATAAACCCCAACGTGAGGAGGAGTATTATTTTCATCCATCTGAATATCAACCACCACCACAGTATCAGGAAAAAGAATCATTCGATCTTTTTAAGAATGTGGAGAAGTCAACTTGGATAATCGCATTCGCTGTATTTTTACTTGGATTTTTTATGGGGAAAACCATGCAACCAGTGATTCTCAGGTATGCCTGAGTATGACACAAATTTACCTATATTCCCAACTTTAGGAGGAATGAAATGATTAATAAAGGGATCTCTATATGTATCCTCTACAAAGCCAGCGGTAGTACTCGCCTCCACTTTCTTACGTATTTTTTTTATTTTCCTTTTGTTTTTTGAAATTTTCCCTTTAAAAAACAATATAAAGAACGCACTCACAATGATGACGGTAACTAATGTAGTTATCATTTAGTATTAGATATGAAAATTATTTTTCCTCTCCTTCTCCTTCTTCTTCTTCCTTGAGTTCATCCAACTTCATGTTTTCTTCACGTTTCTTTTGAAGTTCCGCGACTTCTTTTGCGACGATTTCATCGGCTTCCTTAACAAGTTCCTCCATAGGAGTATTCGGTTTCTCTTTCTTGAGGCGTTCCATAATCTCAGCTGGGTGAGAAATTGGTGCCTCGTCAGCCTTTGTATAATAATGAGAATTCTCATCACCTGGTGTGATATGGGTTTTATCATCCCTCATTCCTTGTTTACGTTCATTAAACATACGCGCAGCCTGTGCCTGATTTTCTTTGTATCCAGACATGATTTCTTCAAGCTTTTCATTTGTATAATGGACATCTTCGATTTTTGTGGGGTCGGGGG